TGTGCCCATCCAAGTGGGGCTTGACTTTGGATTGACCCCAGCGGCCACCATTGGACAGCGTTTGCCCAACGGCAGGTGGCTGATCCACCAAGAAATCGTGACCTTTGACATGGGACTGGAGCGCTTTGGCCACCAGCTGCTGGCTGAACTGAACCAGCGCTACCCCAATCACCAAGTGATGATCTGGGGCGACCCAGCAGGCATGGCCAGAGATGCGATATATGAGGTCACAGCCTTTGATTACCTCAAAACCTTGGGGTTGCGAGCACAACCCACGGCCAGCAACGACTTTAAGGTGCGCCGTGAGGCCTCTGCCGCCCCCATGCAGCGACTTATTGCTGGCAAGCCGGGGCTTATTGTTAACCGCGAGTGCAAGCTGCTACGCAAAGCGCTTGCAGGTGGCTATCATTTCAAACGTGTGGCAGTTGGCGCTGGCCAAGAGCGCTTTAGGGACGCGCCAAACAAGAACGAGCACTCCCACATTGGCGACTCCTTTGGCTACCTCATGCTTGGCGGCGGCGAATACAACCGCATGACCCGTACCCACCAGCTTGGTGGCAGACCCATGGGCCAGTCCAGCGCCAGCACCGACTTCGATGTGTTTGCATGAACTATATATCGACACGATATACAGTAATTGCTCCTTGTACAAACACCATTAGAATCTTTTGAATATGATTGAAATTGATTTGGGTGTGGTGCATCACTTTTCTGCTGGCTTGTATGCAAAGCAGATGCTGTTGCCAGCAAAGCACTATGCAGTTAGTCATGCGCATGCCTATGACCATTTAAGTATCTTGGCCAAGGGTGATGTGACGGTGGAAGTTGAAGGGGTGAGAACTGAATACAAGGCACCTGCCTGTATCAATATTCTTGCTGGGCATCATCACATCATCACAGCGCATGAAGACAGTGTTTGGTTTTGCATTCACGCAACTGATGAAACAGACGTAGACAACATTGATGAAATTTTAATTAGGAGTTAGTTATGGGTTGGATTGCAGCTTCTATTCTTTTGAGTTCAGCTTATACCACTGACGAAGCGCGAAAGTCGCGCCGTCAAGCCGAATCCGATCAGCGCCGTTTGCTGGCGCAGCAAGCTTCCGATCAAGCTGCCATGAGGTTTGAGTTGTCTAAGCAAACGGCTGAATACGCAAAGCAAGGCGCTTCCCTTGAGCAGCAAGCACAAACAGCGCGGCAGCAGTTTGAATCATCCCAGCAAACTTATGCAAACAATAAGTTGGACATGGAAAGAAAAGCCAAGGAAGTGCAGGACGCAGCAGACGAAGAGCGCCGCAAGGCAGCAGCTGCCGAAGCATCTGCGCTCAGAACTCGCACCCGTGGTGGCCGTAGATCATTGTTGTCAGGTGAGCGCATGGACGCGGAGTTAGGTGTCGCTACTGATCTGAGCGGCGGTGGAATGAGGTTGCAGTAATGGCTACCCTACCCCAATACAAACAACGCCAGATCGCTCGGCGCAGCACATCTGATATTAGCAAGCTGGCTAAGCAATACAAATCAAACTTAGAGTCAATTACAGGTGAATATCAAACCGCTTTTTCTGGGTATCAAGCTGGCGTGACTGAGCAAATGAAGCCCTATGAAGCGCAGATTGCCACTTATAAAAATTTACTGTTGCCAACTTATGAGACACAGAAGACTGCATATAAAAAGAAGCTTGATGACTACACCGCATTGCTTGCAGATATAGAAAAAAACCCTTTGATTGAAAGGCAGGGAACCCGTCGTGAGGCTGAGCTTTTGCCATCATCTTCACCACATTTAGGCCCAGGTGGTGCCGGTGGTGGTTTGCAGTATGGATTTGTTGAGCGCCCGTATACCTATTACGAAGAAAAACCAATTCCTAAATTTACAGACAAAGCACCTAAAACGCCCGACATACCAGTAGCTCCAGAGATTGCTGCATTTGACTCAAGTCAGTATGAAGCCAAAAAAACTGAAGCAGGAAGCGCGTTAAAGCGTGAGATAGGAGAGCGCCGAGCCGCAAGGGTTGGTGCCGTTTCCCGAAAGATGACCAGACCAATGTTAAGAGGAGCTGAATAATGCCCGGACACTATGACGACAAATCAAGCAAGATGAAAGACAAGGTCGCCAAGACCATGCGCGAATACAAGGCTGGCAAGCTGAAAAGCTCAAGTGGCGACAAGGTCACAAGCCAAAAGCAAGCCGTGGCCATTGCCATGTCTAAGGCTGGTAAGGAAAAGAAATGAAAGAGGTCTGGGACAAGCCTCGGCCCAAAGATCTTGGCAAGCCAAAGGAAATGTCATCAGCCGAGAAGCGCAACGCTATGCGTCGTGCCGCAAAAGCTGGCAGGCCTTACCCCAACTTGGTTGACAACATGGCTGCGGCGCGAGAAAAGAAGTGAGCAAATACAAGGATCCAGAGGGTGGCCTGACCGAAGCCGGTCGGCGCAAGTTTGAAAGCTCTGGTGAAAGCGGCAACCTGCAGCCGGGTGTCAAAGAAAAGAGCCCAGCAGGCCAAGCGCTGCGTCGCAAGGGATCATTCCTGACCCGTTTCTACACCAACCCAAGCGGCCCACTGGTGGATGACAAGGGCAAGCCCACCCGGCTGGCGCTGGCAGCCAATGCGTGGGGCGAGCCGGTGCCGCGCACAGCTGGCGCAGCTGCAAGGCTGGCAGCCAAAGGCCGCAACATGTTGGAGAAGTACGAATTGCAAAAGGATTGATGATGGAATACGAAAAAAATAACCCGTCTGGCGGCATGCGTCTGACACCAGAGCAGATCTTGAAACGGCAAACCGCCGCCCAAGCCAAGAAGGATGAATTCCAGCAACTCTACCAAGATGCCTACGAATTCGCCTTGCCCCAGCGCCAGCTATACGGTGTGTGGGAGGGTGGCGCAGTTGGGTCCAAGAAGATGCAGCGCGTCTTTGACTCGACCGCCATCAACTCCACCCAGCGCTTTGCCAACCGGCTGCAGTCTGTTGTGTTCCCGCCACAACGCAAGTGGGCCAAGCTGGAAGCTGGCTCGGATATCCCGCCAGAGCGCAAGCAGCAAGCCCAAGCTGTGCTTGAGGTCTACCAAGACAAGATGTTCACCATGCTGAACCAGTCCAACTTTGACATCGCCATGGGCGAGTTCTTGCTGGATCTGGCGGTAGGCACCGCCTGCATGATGGTGCAGCCCGGCGACGATGTGCAGCCGCTCAACTTCATCCCCGTGCCCCTGTTCTTGGTGAGCTACGAGGAAGGTGCCAACGGTCAGGTGGACAACGTCTACCGCCGCATGCGCATGAAGGGTGAGAGCATTCAGCGCCAGTGGCCAGATGCTGAGATAGCAGACGATCTAAAGCGCCGCATAGAGAACAAGCCCACTGATGACATAGAGTTGCTGGAAGCCACGATCTATGATTACAAGCGTGGCGACTACTGTTACCACGTTATCGACAAGGTATCTAAGACAGAGATTGTCTACCGCCGTCGCAAGATGAGCCCGTGGGTGATCAGCCGGTACATGAAGGTGGCTGGCGAGATCTATGGCCGTGGCCCGTTGATGACTGCCCTGCCCGACATCAAGACGCTGAACAAGGTCAAAGAGCTGCTGCTCAAGAACGCATCGCTGGCCGTGGCCGGTGTATATACAGCGGCAGACGACGGTGTGCTCAACCCCAACACGGTCAAGATTGTGCCGGGTGCCATCATCCCAGTGGCTCGCAATGGTGGATCCCAAGGCCCTGCCCTGCTGGCTCTGCCCCGCTCTGGCGACTTCAATATCAGCCAGCTGGTGATCAACGACATGACTGCAAGTATTAAGCGGATCTTGCTGGATGAGTCGCTGCCGCCAGACAACATGAGCGCACGCTCGGCCACCGAGATCGTCGAGCGCATGAAAGAGCTGGCGCAAAACCTTGGGTCTGCCTTCGGCCGACTGATCAACGAAACCATGATCCCTGTCACCGCCAAGATCTTGGAAGTCATGGATGAGCGTGGCCTGATCGACATGCCGCTGCGGGTCAACGGGCTGGAAGTCAAGGTTACCCCAGTGGCCCCGCTGGCCATGGCGCAAAACATGGAGGAAGTCAACTCCATCATGCAGTACATGCAAATTGCTCAGAGCTTGGGCACCGACGGCCAGCTGGTCATCAAGACCGACATTCTGGTGGACTACCTTGCCGACAAGCTGGGTGTGCCTGCAGCTGTGAGAAACACAGCAGCCGAGCGTGCCGTGCTCATGGAAGAGATGCGCAACCAACAACAGCAGCAAGCTATCGCACAAGCCATGGCCATGCAGGCCCAAGCCGGTGCCGGTATGCAAGCACTACCAGCCCCCGAAGGAGTAATGTGATGGATTATGGAAACCGACCAGACGGCGAAAAAAAAGGCATGGGTTACTTTGGCGAGCTCAAAAGACGCAACGGTGATGTGTCTACAGAGATATCTGTGGGCGTTGGCATGGACGGCAAAGAGCTGGAAATACCCTTGATAGTTCCAACCCTTACCAAGAAAGAGCTGAATTACTTATTGAGCACAGACGTAGAAAGCAAATCATTCTTCACGAATATGCCGCCATCCATCATGGACAAGGCCTATGAACACGCAAAGATGCGCATCAAGTCTGGCATGTCGCCATTTGCTGATGAAGACGAAATGATGGAGATGCCCGAAAAATGAGCTGGGAAGAACTAGAAGCCATTGGCCAGCCAAGCGATATCCGCGAGGTTGACCAAAAACGAGAAGACTTGGCCAAACTGACACTGCGGGTGTTTGGCTCTGAGGATGGCCAGAAGCTGCTGCTGTGGTTACAGCACATGTATGTGAATGTGCCCATCGCCGTACCGGGTACAGACCCCTCGCATGCTTTCTTTGCCGAAGGGCAAAGGACAGTGGTGAGGGACATTGAGGTGCGGATCAACACAGCAAGGAAACTATGAACGACACAGCAACCGTCGAGCCCGGTGCAACCGGCCTACTTGACAACGTGCAAGTGAATGACGAAGCCACCCCGACCAATCCTCAAGCGGTTGAAATTGACCACAAAGCAGTGCAAGTTGACGCACAGACACCGGATGACCCGCTTGTGCGCCCCGACTACTGGCCTGAGAACTTCTGGAAGAAGGACTCCAACGAGCCCGACCTAGAAGGCATTGCAAAATCCTGGTCGGATCTGCGCAAGCAAATCAGCCAAGGCAAGCACAAAGCGCCAGCCGATGGCAAGTATGACCTCAAAGCCTTTGGCGAAGAGGCCGAAACCAACCCTATTGCGTCTACCTTGGCCACATGGGCAAAGGACAACAGTCTGTCGCAGGCTGCATTTGATGACTTGGTTGGCAATCTGCAAACCCAAGCGCGTGAGCTGATGCAAGGCGACATGGTTGACCCAGCTGTGGAGATGAAACAGCTTGGCCCCAACGGTGGCGCAATCGTCAACGGCATGGTGGACTGGGCTCGCGGCTTGGTCAACAAGGGTGTCTGGTCAAAAGATGATTTCGAGGAATTCAAAATTATGGGTGGCACCGCTCGCGGCATCACTGCGTTGATGAAGGTGCGCGAAGCCTACGAAGGCCGAGTCCCAACCCAAAGCGCACCGCTTGAAGGCGCACCCAGCAAGGATGAGCTTTACCAAATGGTCAACGATCCACGCTACAAAACCGACCCCGGCTATCGCACCAAGGTCGAAAAGATGTTTCAATCGAACTTTAAATAATCTCTCTAAGGCATGCAGTTGCCCTTTGACCCAGCTTCGGCTGGGTCTTTTTTGTACAACAATCAAGCCCCCTATTGCTTTTGTCAAAAAAGTCATACAATCGCGCCAAGGCCCACCGGGCAACCGACCCTTACCGCAGCGGATGCTGACGATTGGCTGGCGATACCAGCAAGCATTCGGCCCTAATTTTTAGGCTCACCGTCGCGAGAACCCTGTTTTTTCAACAACCGAATGAGGTATCCAAATGAGCATTTCTTTAAGCAATGCCTTCGTTACTCTCTTCGACGCGGAAGTCAAACAAGCCTACCAAGGTATGGCAAAGTTGGTTCCGGCGGTTCGCCAGCGTCGTGGAGTCGAAGGTTCA